TTGGATTGAATGATATCCATTCCCAATTCCATGGTTTATTTGGATATTTCTCAATAATTTCCATTGTTATATTTCGATTGCATGATATCCTATTCCAAACCCATGGTTTATTTGGATATTTCTCAATAATTTCCATTGTAATATTTGGATTCTCTGATATCCACCTCCATTCCCATGGTTTATTTGGATATTTCTCAATTAGATATTTGAATATATTTTCTGGTGGAAACATATTCACCAAACAATTTGTTATAATTCTTGATAAATAAAATCAATTTTTTTTTATTACAAATAATATATATGAGTAAACTTTCCGGTCCAACGTCTGTGACTGTTCTTACAAGTGACAAATATTGTAAAAAGATAATGCTCCTAGGTGATGAACACTTCTCTTTGGATAATATTTGCAAAGATTCACATATAACTCTGTTGAAATATCTTGATAATATGTTTAAGAAAACAAAGAAGAAGATCGATCTCTTCTTTGAGATTCCATATGAGTATATCGAGTTCAATACCGATTTTGTTAACGATTTTTACAATGTTATGAAAAAAGGTGAAAAGAATGAGAAAAATTATATTGGAAAATCGATAATGCATTATATGAAGTATAAGTGTTTTTATAGGAACAAAACAGAATGTACAAAACATTTTCCCAATGTTAGATTTCACAATGCAGATTTCCGATTCTCAGCAAAATGCAAAGATGTTTATGAAATCGATTTTATGTCAAGAGTTCTGTCATATCTCGACTACCTACTCAATGAAAATGATGTAACTTTCGAAAAAATCAAAAATGAGATAGATGATATTAAATCGAACAAGGACTATTATAGATTATCACAAGAATTTAGCACTTACACTGGTTTTGCGACTAAAATTGTCAAAAGTTTGAAATGCAAAAAGATGTACGATCAGATAAGAAAATGTGACAAAAACATTCAATCAAAGATAATGAAATATATGAAAGATTACATGATAAATATGAAGAAGATGTATCAATATATATATAATGATAAAATGAGTAAATTAATGGATAATATGACAAATCTCGACAAATGGCATTCTATATCTGATGTTGCAGGAACAGTTAGTATATTATCTACAATAGTTATTTCAATGAGATGTATTATTATGGATATTTATACAATATCTAGAATAATGAAGAAATTGAAAAATGACAATTATGAAAATAACATCATCTATACTGGTCAAACACATACTGATAATTATTATAACTTTTTTAAGAACTACTTAAAATTCAATGTAGAATTTGTTGGAAAACCTGATAGGAAGAGATGTATTGATATTTCAAATATGACTTTCCTTTGATTCCGCCGCACATCTCTTTACATCTTTAATCTCCTTCGACATGTAAGCCCACATTTTAGCCATCATCTCTTGAGTTGGTTTAACATTCTCATGAGATTCCCCATTTGGACAGAAAATATTTGCAATATTCTTAGTGAATCTGTCTAACTCCAATCCTTTCAATCTATTGCACTCTTCTTTTAAATCTTCAAGGGTATCTTCGAGGGTGTACTCTCTTGTGAGTTCATAACCTCTCTTTTTGAGAGTACATAAATCCAATAATAAAACCTTCTTCTCAGTCTCCATTGCTATACACAAATCACTGATATAATTTACTTATGTCTAACCGCAAATTAAAATATTGCCTAATTTATATGAAGATCAAAAAAGGTGGACAAACAATTATTTATTCACCATTTGTTATGGGATTAAAGAAGAAGTTGGAAGACAAAAAACATTTGGACAATCTCGATGATTATATCAAAATCAATATAAGTGGTCATGGGGATAAACTGTCACCTTTATCAGGTTCAGAATATCCATATGATCCAGATTCATGGAATGTCCCTCGTGTAAGAAACAACAATAACTGCTACTCTTATGTGACTGGCAGAATATTATCTAATAGAGATGGTAAGCCACAACCTGGATACTTCTCACATTTCCCACCAATTGGAGAACATGAATATGGTGATTGTAAGAATTTTTACAGAAGAATAAAGAAAGATATTCCGTCAACACATATAACACATTTTGATACACCATGTAGTAAAGGGTATTTCAAGGGATTCATTGCGTTAGATAACAAAAAGAATGGAGATAACGATTACCACTTTTACAGACAGGACAGTAACAGATATTGGTCACATAAACCAGGAACAACAGAAGTTATAAATATTGATGCAAGTGGAAAGTTAATAAAGAATCCTATGTTGGCAGATAGAAAGTATAAATACTACAATTACAAAAAACCATGTTTCTTCTTCTGTGTACCAAAACATGGTGCAAGAACATCTGCAAGGTCAATTAGACGATATTGATAAGTATTGTTACCTTTATGGTCAGCGATAGCACCTTTATGGTCAGCGATAGCACCTTTATGGTCAGCGATAGCACCTTTATGGTCAGCGATAGCACCTTTATGGTCAGCGATAGCACCTTTATGGTTAGACTATATTGATTGCCATCTTCAAAAAAATCTTATAATATATTATTATGAGTAATTATCCAGTATTACAAGATTTAGAAAGGACTATTTCAGAGGAGACTAATAAAAAAACTGAGAAAACATTGAAAGAATCTGTTGATGTAAAGAAGACTGTGTTTTTCAATGAACTGTTTGATTTGAAAGATATTCTCAACTTTTTGTATGAGTATAATTTAACACAATATCTCTTCATTCTGTTCATAATTGCACTCTTTGCTCATTTTGCGTTCAGTTACACTGTTAATGTCAGTCGGTTCAAAAAATTTATAGCATTGACAATTTCTGGTTTGTTTATATACATTTTATTCAGAATTTTGAAATCTATACCAAAATTCAATGTTATTCTTATATCAGATGAGTACTCATATGTTAGACCTTTGATATCAATATCGATGATTGTTATATTTATAATATTTTATAATATATTTAATAAAATTATAGTGAATAGGTATATTTATAAATATATATTGAATAATTTTGCAAATAAAAGAACAGGAAGAAAAGTTGTGGCAAAATAATCTAAAAAAATATCGTTTATAATATAAAATGGAATTAAGTATCATACGAGAGTTTGAAGAGATTTTTCAAAATTCATTAAAATTATTAAACAGACAGTTTAATAATATTATATACCTAAATTCTACATATAGTGGAGATTTAACTGAGAATGGAAAACGATTAATAATCAACTTATCAGAATGGGTGGATAACTATTTGAATGTATTGTATGGAGAGTATTATAAATTGAAACGTTATACTTTAATTGGTCAGTTCAAAAGTAAATATACTAAAAGTTACATTTTGGATAATGTTTATAAACAGTTCAATTTGAAATACAATATTCTGTGTGATCTGTTGAAAAAGTTTGATTATGATAATGTTGATAAAATCAAGACTCAATTGAGAGAGATTGAAGATTTTTATGATGATAAGATATTGAATTCAGAGAAGGATTTAAACCAAATGATTGAGAGACAATCGATAAGTGTTAAAAAAGGAATTGCTAGTAATTTTTTGAAGAATGTGTCGAATAAAGCAGTCATAATTTCATGGTTAATACAATCAATTATGAATAAATATCAGAAGGGTTTTGCTAAGCGTGAGCTTATAATGAGAAATATTCCATGGACATATAAGATTTTTAATATGATATGGAAAAATAAGATTAAAAATAATATCTATTTTAATAAACAATATGAGTGATTATAATGTATATCTTTTAAAACATTCACATCATAACAAAACATATCTTGGTATAACCAACAATATCAAGAGACGTATCAGACAACACAATGGAGAGATAAAAGGTGGAGCAAAGTACACAACCAGTAATTTGGGAAATGGAAAATGGAATTACCATTTAATCATTCCATACTTGACAAAATCAGTTGCTCTGTCTATTGAGAGAACAATTAAGAACAGGAGAAGAAAGGGTAAAGGTAGAACACCACTTGATAGAAGAGTTTATTTAATAGATCAGATGAATGTCAAGTACGACATTTTTGATGAATAACAATAGTGGTTTGAACTAAAAATTAGTTTACTGTCCTAAGCTGACACCATGGTATCCATTAATATTCTTCAATTCAAGTGTTGTTTCAATACTTCGATCTATGTACTCTTTGAATCTACCAAGTCGTAAATTCACTGTATTACCTTTTCTATTGTGATCTTTCAGAGTGAATTCCGCTCTATAAAAGAACCTACCTACAGATTTAGGATAATCTTTAGGTATCGACCCAGCTTCATGTAATTGATGTCCACTCATCATGATCATCTTTCCTTTTTTCAAAAAGGGTTGTTAACAGTTACTTAAAAAAATATTGATGCATTATACCAAGAATGAGTAACTTGGATATTTTGAGGAAAATAAAGAATTTCGAGGGAAAGAGGAACTGTGTTTTAACGATTTTGATACCTCCGAATTACGATTTCCGTAAAGACACAAAACGTGTTAGATCAAAGATTAGTGGAATTAAGCATAAATATAAGAGAAGACAATTACTAAGAGTAATGGCTGTTATATGGGATGAGATCAAATATGTACCCAAATTCATTGTCAATGGAATTATAATATGTGCTGGTTTAAACAAACATGATAGAATAGATTACTACTCTCTCACTCCATCTAAACGAATACAATCATTTGAATACTATTATGATTATATCTTCAATTACAACAAGATAAATGAATATATGTACAAGAATGTCATAACAATACAAAATGAAAAAGTAAAAGATCTCATAAAAAATATTGACAATTTCATGAAGAATGATAAGATAGTCTATGAGAATAAAATTAATGAGTATATTGAGTCCGATTTAATAGATACCGTTATTCATATGTGTGATGAAAGTGTGCCTGAAATATTCCTAGAAAAATCTGTTAATAAAAATTTGAAAGTGAATATTTTAGATAGTCACAAAATTGATAACTATATCATTAAGAATAACAAGTATATTGGATTTCTTAAGTACGATTTTACAGTAGAATCAATAAATTTGTAATAAATCTTTCGGATTTGTAAAAAAATATAAACCCCCCTAAAATAGCTTAAAGATAATATATCAATATATGATGTGGACTTCAACAGCAACTTATTAATAAAACATCCTAGTGAAAAAAAGATGCTTCTAAAGTTTATATATGTTTGTTCAAATCAAGTCGTCTCTACAATACCCAAAAGTTAACCAAGTTAAAGCATAGGGGGACGTAAATCTTGTTTTATATGTAAGTCCTGTATAAAAATAAAAAAACTCATAGAATTCTTTCAGCAAATCATAATTAGGTAAAACACTAGTCTGTAAAAGTATTTCTGTTGGTTCGAATCCAACCACCCCAAACCTTTTTAGAAAAAGGTTCTAACGATAGGGGGGTGTAGTTTAATGGCAATTTTATGAATTCTGTATTTTTTATAACTGCATACAATAGTGTATGCATTTATAGAAGAACCTCAACTGCAAATTATTTTTGGTAAAACATAACACTGTCACTGTTAAATTTGTTGGTTCAAATCCAGCCACCTCCGCGAACTATTTTGGAGGTGAAGTTTATTTATGTAGGTTCTGAAAACTAAAATATGATCATATTACAAAAGCGTAGGGTTTAAAAAGGATAGACAATTTCTCTTTTACGCATTCATAAACTGGAACTTCAACTGCAATTCATTTTTTTTTATAACTCCCATTATGTTATTTAGGTAGGTTCGATTCCACCCACCGGGATTAAATATTTTATAACCCGGTGATAGGTTTTTTTTATTGTAAGTTCTGCAAACTAAATATAGTTGCATATGAAAATATGCATCTTTATAAGAATCCTCTCAGCAATTCATAATTAGCTAAAACACTACTCTGTAAAAGTATTTCTGTTGGTTCGAATCCAGCCGCCCTCAAACTCTTTTAGAGAAAGGATCTAACGATAGGGGGCGTAGTTTAATGGTAAAATTCTATGGATTCTGTACATTATAAATTAAATAATTACATAAGGATTATGTAATTATTCAGAGCTATTGCTATCACCAACAATATCGTGTAAACAATTGTACATATTCGTACTACCTATCAACTTTTTATTTGCGGTTAACAGGATTGGATTAATATTCATTTCACAATAAACAACAAGATAATCCAAACAATCTCTGTTTTTTGAAATAAGTGCCAAATATATACAAGCATCAGTCACTTCGTAACCCCAATAAGTTGCAACGTCCAAGTAATCACTGTTTCCGCCATGCAGACATATGTACTCACACAAGTTGTGATCGAAAGGACATTTCTTTTCCAATAGGTAATCAAAACATTTAAATCGATATTCATCACATGAAATACATTTCTCCAAAACCTTACTACTCAATGGTAGTTTTTCAACATCAACTAAATGAGCCAATAAATCAAAATATCCATCCTCTGTTGCTGACACCAAACAGTCTTCATTTGGAACTAGCTTCTCATTACCCAAACTTCGTAGATATTTGAACATCTCAATAGATCTACACTTCAAAAGAACATTCTCCTCTATTTTTACACCATTCTCAACAAGAAATTTGACTATCTTTACTGAGTCCAATTCAAGTCCACGATCATATAGAGAAGGATTGAGATTATTCTTGTCAATTTCTGCAAAAATTAGGAATAGATCAACACGATTGTTTTCCAAAAAAAAATCCAAATAATCATTAAGATTTCTAATAGATATTCCGATATTTTTTGCAAAATATTTTATACGCTTTATGCTTTTCATAAAACAAAATTCCCTGATTAGATCATGAGTATTGTATGGAAAATTATTCTTAAATGCAAATTCCATACAATCATAATGATTATGTTTTATTGACTCAAATACAGCATCATTGTAAATTGAATAATCATATAAATGAAAATTACATTTAAAAATAAATTCATATGCATATTTCATCATTTCCAATTGACCAAATCTTGCTGTTACTGATAAAGCTTTTTTTTTAGATCTACCTGGATAATGAGTGACATAATATTTGAATATTGGTAGTGATTTAGATCTAACAGATTCTTCCAACTGTTCATACCTGGACAAAAGACATATTCGAATAAACTCAGTTATATGCCTAAAATTTGGATAATCCTTCAACAACTCTTCCAAATCATCTCTTTTACGAAGATTTGAAATGAATGAGTACAGATTGTCTGGTGGATCATTTACACCCCAATAATTAAGTGCGGGAAACACTCCACGCAGATACTCAATTTTCGCACTCTCTTCCATGAAATCTGAATGAGGTACACGAAGATCATCAATCCAATATTTATCATCAATGGATATCTCATCATCTTCAGAGTAATCCTCTATAAACGATTCATATAGCTTTGAGTCCTTGAGGACATCACAAACGTCTTTCAATTTAAAAGTCTTCATGGTAAATGTATTATAATGTATTGATTGAGAATATTTTTATCAATTTTATTCCGTTGATGTTATCAAGTCTGAAATAAACGCATCGAGTTTTTGTTCACTGCGGGGTGCATTATCATCTGTCATATCATCAATAAACTCTATATCCAACCAAAACCTCTCATCAATAGGAATATCATTATCGTCAGGATAATTTTCAACCAACGTTTCATAAAAATCAGTATCACGAAGAATATCATGAACTTCACACAATTTGAATGTTTTCATATTAAACACTCAATATATCATCAAATAAATTAAATAAAAATCAATTTTTAACCATTATTTCAGAACCATATTTGTCAAAATAACCATAGCGATTACAGACACAAAAAACAGGAAGAATACTAATTTCTGCCCATGTAAACTAGACAAAACACCTTTCCCATGTGTGATATTTCCCATACTCTTGAAATTCATTCCAAAATAACCCGTTATAATAGCTAATGGCAAAGCAACCATATTGATAGTCGTTAACAGTTTGAGAGACTTTGATTGCTGTCTCATGTCTTTAGTATTATTGAAATCATTGATTGTATCCAATGTTTTTGTAAAGAACTTGACTCTCTCATTGTAATATTTGATTCTATCTATAACTTTCATATCATCTGTGTGTTCCAGTTGTAAAAGTTCCAATTTCAATTTCAACTTCATAAGATATTTATTCAATTCAAAAGATTCATGATGTATTGAATCATGATTGTAATCTTCTTCATTCACCAAATATTCTGTCAATTTAGCAAGTTTGTTATTCAGTATCTCGACTTGATTATCAATAACCACAAGTTTATTCATTATATTATAAAAACACATAAAAATACCCTCAATAAGATTAATTGAAAATGAGACATTTCAAACCAAACCATAAAAAAACTAGAAAGCCAGGAGGCGTCTATTTCCAAGGTGTTCATTATAAAAGCAAATGGGATGTATGTAAAACATTTATACGCAATAATAAGATAAAGGATTATTATTATGAAAATCCATCAGCTAAATGTGTATGTGGATGTGAAGATAGACAGTATTACAATAGATCAGACGATCCAGATTCTAAAAGATATAAACGATATATGAGACAACGAAATAGAAAGAAGTATAAGCTGAAACCATTGGTTGAGTACAATGAACCGAAAATGGTTAATCATTGTGTTTTATCTCTTAATCAAAAATGTCATTTCTGTCGTCAATATTGTATGAGAGATGATGACGCCTATTTTGATGGATACTGGAATCCCCATATGTTTGGAAGAATTTTGTACTTTCCACAAGAGAAACAAAAATTCTGTCATGAATGTTCACAAAATTATATAAAAACCATTATTGTATTCAAGCAATTAAGAAAGATGATAACAACAGTACCATACGATTGTTGGGATATGATAAGAAGTTTTCTTCCCAAAAAGAAAGATGGAGAATGTGTTTATAAATTCAGATTTATCAAAAATTTCAAATGTGCATCTTGTGGGAATTTTATAAAAGGTTCGAAAGGAAATCGAATTAAATGTAGTACAGCACTTGAGATTTTGAGGAGAAAAGGTGAATATGTCAATCTTATATAATCAATTTTTTCAGACTTAAGGGGATAGGCAATATAATATATTATGTTAACAAGAGGATTAAGAACAATTACAAGACGAAATTTTGGTTATTTTAGAGAACGAAATATACCAAACTATTTATCACCTGAATTATTTACAAAAGAAGAGGCTGAAAATTACCATTATAATTGGAAAATGGATCAAATGAAATATCTTATAAAGCATCCAGATGAACAGAAATGGTTGAATCAAAGAGACATTGATATATTGGATTATCTAAAAGATAATCTACAATCATCATTACAACACATATCAACGCAAATCTAACCAAAATCAGTATATTGATGAAGCAAAACAGATCATAGAGAGATTAAATAACAATTCAGTAACAGAGCGTGATGCTAAAATATGTTCACAATTGATCAATAAGGAAATTGATAAAATGTATAAAAATCTTGATATATATGATAACAGTATTGATAAAAATAATGGATTGATAGAAAATATCGGTCAAATTATTCAAAACTTCAAAAGTAATCGTTTAGCATAAACTGCGGAAGCTCTTCTTTCTTCGCGTTTTTTACAACTTCTCAAATAGTATGCACATGAGTGACTTTTATTCTTGAGTGCCAACGCTATACAATATGTGTAGTTGATGGGGCATTCGGATTCAACGGCGAATGTCAAACAGTCGAGATGATTTCCAGCAACTGCATATGTACACACACGTTGATCCCAGTTTGCACCATTTAGAAATCCATAAACAAGACATCTGTAATTACCATGTCTGGCCGCTTGATAACATACTTCTGGATGAAGGCGAACGCCAAACTTCTTATGAGCATATATCAAGCAATCGAGATTATCACCTTTGCCTTTCGTAGCATAAAGTGTTATCAACTCATTGTCGGTTTCAAATCCCTTATCATGTAGATACTTCATACACTCTATTTGTCCACCAAATGCCGCGTATGCAATAGTTTCATAACCTATTGGAAACTCTTCATAGAATACCCAATCTAACATGTTCAAATATCCGAGTTTTGCACAATACATTCCTAAACATTCCGGATTTGTGTTGATAACATTGCCTCTTTCCAAAGCCAATAACAATTTCAACTCATCCAAATTCTGATAATCCACCTTTCTCATCTCATACTTCTCAATCTCACCAAAGAACTTCATTCCATATGCCAATCCAACGTGATTATAAATAAAATCGTAAAATTGGAAAGGCATTGCATCAGCATTCCAGAATTGTAAACATTTGTAATACCACAACATATCATTAACACACTCTATATCAATGTGTCTAAAAAAGTACTCTCTTGGAACATTAACCAGATCTTTATTTATTTTGGCATATACATTTCTGTATAGAGATGAGTTCATGAGACATTCTGGTATCCAACTCTTATTAACAACAATTTCAGTCATTTTATAATATACTTAGATTATATTATAAAACTTTAAGCCACACAACTACCTAATTATTCGCGATAAAAAACTTTTCGTAGATCGTTCATACGTTTATCTGTTATATTCTCTTTTGCTATTTTGTACATTTCGTGACCCGACAGGCGTTTCAGAATAAAGTACATTGAGTACATACCACATTCCGAACCACCAAATTGATGTCTTTTGTCATTGTAAATGAGTGTTGGTTTATTATTATTTTTTTCGAATTTATCAGCCATTTTTGTCATAAATTTGTTGATTAATGGTATTGGTTTACTACCATAAGAATCGAAATAGTCAATTTCTGCCCTAGGGATGTCAATAAAGACAGCTGTCCAATGAGTACCCGGACCAGTTGAAACATCTAAATTGAAAACTATTCCTATTTTGTTTATTTTCTTCTTTTTCAGTTTATTTGGATCTAAGTCACTCAGCTCACACTCAATGTTAGATGGACAATCAGAAGGAACTGGTCCAAAGAAAACAAAATCCTTATGAACTAGTTCTGCTTGAACCATAACATTGAAAATATTGTTAGTGTCTAACCAAGTATGTTTATCATCTTTCCACTCTTTTGGCATTTTAGGTTTAAATGTAAACATGTGAATAGTTGGATCTCTCAGTTTCCTGATCTTATCAACTTTATCTATCCAACATGTTTCGTCGTTTTTACATTTACTTGCTAATTTTAATCTAATCATATTCCACAATTTGTCCGTTTTTAGCTTACACCCTTTCATTTTTTTTATCAATGCGAGAGATTTTGCTATTTTAATAAGAGATTCCCTTGTGAAACAAGTTTTACTATTGTTCGATTTATGAGGTGCACAAACTTTGTCCTTTTTGAGAAATTTGTCCATAGTTTACTACTACTTAGTTAGAAAAAAATAATTATTCAGATTTTGATTGATTTTTAGATTCCGCTTTAAGTTGCTGGTTCTTAAGTCTTCTAGCCTGTTGTCTCTTCAGTTTTCTTGCTTGAATTCTCATTGCTTTGGCAATCTGTTGTTCCCTAAGTTTCTTCATTTTCTCTCTACGAAGTTTTTTTGCTCTCTTTCTCAATATTCTCTCTTTCCTCATCAGTCTCAATTGTTCAGCAGATCTTCTGACTCTGCCAACACCTCCGCCTCCACATCCACACATTTTTTATACTATAGTTTAGATTTTATTTTCCAAACTGTTCTCTCTTAACTGTATTGACATGTTTCTTATTCGACAAAACTCCCAGATTCATCTTATTGAACTTTATCACATCTTTTAATACACACATAATCTCTCCATTTGTTATGCTTCTAAAAATCTTCTTCTGATCCTCTATGTCCAATATTTTATTCAATTTAAGTAAATTATATCCGTTCCATGTGGCTTTACTATCATTATCCTCATTATTGAGATCCATCATACCGCATGTAAAATTCACACTGTTCTTCAACTCATCCTCCGTTATACCATTATCCCTCATTTTAACCAATTCCTCAATGATAACACTCACTACTTTATCCACCTTGTTTAAGAAAGTACCTGCACTAATTGTGAAATCACCACTATCTATATTTGTATCAATCGATGAACTAACAGTGTATACTAAACCAAGTTCCTCTCTCAATTTAATAGCCAAACGCGAACTCATATTTCCACCTAAAACAGTAGATGCAATAACGAGAACATGTGATCTTCTATCATCATAATCGTAACAAGGAAATCCAATGACTATCTCCGCTTGATCTAGATTATTTGAGACCATTGATAGAGATCTTGGTACTCTTTGTATATCCATGAAATCCTTTACTAAAACATCTTCTATTGCTTCGCCTTTACCTCTCTTCATCTTCTTATTGAAATGTTTTCTGACTATATTTTTGATATTTTTGGGAACTTTACCGGCAATACTTAACACAATATTTTCGGGGAAGTAGAACTTCTTGTAGAAATCAATTACCATCTTTCTGGTGAATTTCTTAATATTTGAGTTTGTACCACCAATATCATGTTGATAAGGAGTGCATTTGTACATCATCTCATTGAATTTCAGGTGGAATTTTGTTTGAGGTGAACTTGTGTTTTTCTTATTCTCACTTATAACAACACCTTTTTCTTCTTCCATGTCACGGAATGTTGAGTTGAACAGAATATCTGCGAGTATCTCTATGGCATCCGCAACAAACTCATGACCTATATTGATGTAGTAACCAGTCATATCATAAGATGTAAAAGCATTAGTTGTACCACCCAATTTGTAAATATTGTTTGTGATATTTTTACTTTGAAGTCTCTTTTCAGTTCCTTTAAAGAGCATATGTTCCAAGAAGTGAGCCATACCGTATTGTTTCTTTTTTTCATTAACAGAACCGACATTTACGAGAAAGTATATTGCAGCAGATCTTCTAGCTCCATTGCTATCAATACAGTATCTGAGACCGTTACTCAGTTTATCTACTATCATTATAATTTAGTCAATATTTTTTTAGAAATCACCAGCTTTCTCAAACTCTTCAGCAATATACTTGTGGACTTTAGTTACATCATTGATATCCAATCCATCACCATTGAACCATGTAGAATTTAGATTCTGAACCAGTTTACGCATGAATTTGATATGTTTGCATGTCGCTGGAGCTTTCTTATTGTAAACAAAAGAAGGACATGTACATGTATCTGTAATATCAACTTTCACCATATACGTTGTATTGTCATCAGTGAAAGATTCTATTTTCAGCTTTTTTGAAGCTTCATCATACAGTATATATGTGTATGGACTGGAATTGAGGTAGTTCTTGAAAAACTGGGATGCAGATGTGATACAATCGTTATCATCACTCTCTTCCTCAGAGGACACTTCTTCTTCTGCTGGTACACTATCCTTCAAACTAAGTTTGTCAAACAGACCAGCGAATTGGGTAATGTATCCATTCAATGAAGCATTGAAATCATCAGTTTTAATAACAAAATCCCTCTTCATTTTGAAATAGGTGTCCAAAGATATCAAACAGTTACCAACATCGTTATCAACAATTGTCAAACATTTGTTAAAATCGGCAACATTGACTACATTGTTCTTCGTCAAACTCAAATAGAAAGATGAATTATCTTTTTCACATTTGAGAAGACTACATTTGTAGACAAGGATGTGAACAATTGTGTAAACAATGTCGTGATCCCTGCAATCATATAGCATATCAAAAAAGTTCAAAACGAACTCAAACGAATACATCTTTCCCATCTTACCAAACATTTTATGTATTTTGGTGTAAATATTGTACAATTCATGGTAACAATTCATTTTATAATGTTATAAAATCAATTAATCAAAAGACAAATTAAAAATCAATTTTTACATAGGGAGATTGCATCTCCCTATAAGACCCTACGCTCACCTACGGCGTACAAAAAGTCAGATTATTAACCCAGTGGGGGGAAGTCTTCATCTCGATACACATACTCCTTCTGTTCCTCCTTCTTTCGCCCTCCACGTGCAAGTGATGGTGGGATATAAGCCTGATTCGCCTTTCCAGCCCAAGATCCTCCACTACTTGTGGAACTCTTTTCACTGTTCTCTTTGCTCAATTCCTCAACGTTTACAGCAATACTGCGTCCCTCAAGATTAAATCGACTCAGTTTACTGTCATTAAAAGATGCTGGAATTGCTCCCGGTTCAAGTGTAAGTTTACCAAATCCTCGAATTGGTACTTTCATAATACAACGAATATCAACGTACTTTGTTGATCCAAATAGATCCTTTGCAAACATTCTCCTCAAATCGTTAACAGTGTTGTCCAAACTGACATTGAACGCTCTATTTTCATGATTCACAACTTTGAAATTGACTACCGACATGTGGTATAATCATATATATCATTTCTTTATGTAAAAAATAAATCAGTTTTTTTGTTATAATATATGTTAATTATTTGCATATTTCTCGCAAACCACTTTTGAAATGCATTAAGATATAATTTCATTAATCATTTTCTTGAAAGTTTCCAATGAATCCTTCTTCATTTCTTCATCAAGTCCATTTTTAATAAGCTCATCCATATCATTGGCATTATTATTGTAAAATCTTTAATTTTCATAAGTACACTGACGAAAAAATACACAAAAATCACAACCTAAAATTAACTTAAAAAGCATAATATATATACGTTTTATATATGGGATGAATAATGTTATAAAGGAATTTAAACATATTTCTAATAAAGTTT